TACGTGTATCCCCTTTACGCGGTATAATCCGCCATTCCAAAACTACAACGATTTTTCGGGATATTTCAAGGTTTTCCCTTGAAAAAACGACAAAAATCGGCGGTGAAAAAGGGCGTCTAAACTGAAATTAGACGCCCTTTAAATTTGGAAAAAACCGACCCTCTATTTTTATTTGTGATAAATTGGGGTATTGTTTGCTTTTCCATACCCCTCATGGGGTAAGTGAGTTATTTACGCGATACTCGCACGTAGGAAGGCAATGCTGAATCCTGTTAGCACGCCGACGAGTGTAGCGTTGATATCGGCCCATTCGAACGTACCGCGCTTCAGCAGCCTATCCCATAAGAACTCTTTGCCGAATGCGGCCGCAACGCCGACGAGAGCGCCGAGCCAAGGCAGCCAGATTCCGACGGTCAGTGCGATAATGTATCCGCAAAGTACATGTAATAATTTGTCTGTTTTCATATTGTATATATTAAAAGGTAAAACATCATTCAGCCTGGCCGAGAGCCATCCAGAAAAACATACATCCGGTCGCCTCCACTGCACCGCTTGCCGTCAATTTATTGGGCATAACAGTTATCCCGGTGGTCGTGTATGTACGTAATGTCAAACTCCAAACTTCCTGCGCCGCCGTACTGTCTATACGTGTCAGTGTCACATGTAACGGCGTGGTCTTGAATTTTTTGGGAAAGGTTATGCTAATAGGCAGAGCGCTTGAACCGGTTGCCGGAGAATACCGTCCCCACTGGATGAGCAGTCCGGACGGTAACGTTACGCATCCGTCGGTTCCGTAGGAAAAGGTCTCCGTGCCAGCCTGCCAGTCCTGTGCTTCGCCGTTGATGTACAGACGTGTGTATGTCTGCGGTATGGCGCGGCTTCCGCCGCCTGTCAGGGCTTCCAGACGATAATATTGACCGTATAAGCGGGTAATGCGTCCTGTACATATTCGCGCATACGTTGAGTTTCCGGCATCGGGCCGCCCGATAGCGTCATAGCTCGTGAAGCACACAAATTCACCGTATGCAAGGGTCTTTGTTTCAGCGGTATTCGACGGATTGAACGTATCGAAATCCGAGATGGCGATGTTTGCAATTTTCCCCTGCTTTTCGGTCAGTTTTTCGTCGGCATAAGCCGTCGCAGCGTCGAGAGCCGTATTCCCCACCTCGTCGGCATAGGCTTTCACAGTCTCGTCCCTGCGGGCCGCTTCATCGGCGGAGAGCCGCAGCAGAAGTTCCTCGCGCACTTCCGTATATCTGGCAGCGTATGTCAGCAGAGCATCCCGGTCGTCTACCGTCGTAGCCGGATAACCGTCGGCGGAATCGGACAGTTCCGCCTCCGCCGAATTGCTTCCCGCCGCCACATAAGACACGTCATTTTCCTGCCCGGAAGCGTCGTACCATACGGTCGGGGTAAGTCCCGCGGGGGTAAGGTCAAGCAAACAGCCGAGCGTCACGATACGCAGGGTGCGGATTTCGATGTATGTGCCTTCACTGCCAGCCATTGACAGGCTGGTGTACTGTCCGGCCGGGGCTATGTAGCTTGCCGTTACAGCATTTCCGGTGTTGGCCGGAAAGGTCGCCAATACCGCACCGCCGTATGTCGCTTTGACTGCGCCGTCGCTGCGGTACTCGAACTCGATGAGCTGCATGTATTTCATGTCGGCCTGCTTGTTGTCCAAACGCCAGGCATTGTATATGCTTAGATTGCCGGGGATGTTGTTTGTCGCCCGCAAAAACGTCCCGGAAAAGCCGTTGGCCGCGGACACGTTCCCGGTAATGCTCGTCGCGTTGTTGTTTTGCATCCACGTGCCGGCGGACGCGGTGAAGCTGCCCGAGGGCCATTGCGAGGGCTCGATATTTCGCACGACGGCCGGGACGACCCACAGTTCCGGATGCCCGCCGTTCCATATCGTCGTCAATTCTTCGGCTGTCAGAGCGAAATTGAAGCGGTGGGCGGCGACGAGACGTACACCGGGGAGTGTTCCGGCATCGGCCGCCGCTTCGGTGCCGCCCAAAATAAACCGCTGCGGTTCGTGCGGATAGACGTATGCCGGAGCCTCCTTTACCGTCACCGTGCCGTTGATGGCGGCGATGCACCGCGTATCGCCGTCGTAGGAGACCGCGACGCAGCACAGCGTGCCGAGCGGAACAGTTTTGGCGGCAATTTGCAGACCGCGCACGGATACGACAACATTGCTGCCCGTGTGAAATATGTGACAACCATAACCGATATTTCCGCCTGTGCCCTCGTTATATACGGAAAGGTTTCCGGACGAAGCAGTAGCAGGCGTGACGAAAACAACGACGGTCGTATGCGGCTGCCCGGCCACTTCCGTAGTCAGGGCCGCGGCCGAAGATTTGAACAGCCCTTTCCCCATGACTGCACCGGTCGTCCGACCTCGCAGCACCGCATCGCGCACGGCCGTATTTTCGGCCGCATCGGCTTTTTCTTGCGCGCCGTCGGAAGTTTCCTTTGCATTCCAAGTAGAGCGCTCCGAGGCGGTGATGTGCTTCACCGCATCGGCCGCATGGTCGGCGAGTGCCTGCCCGGCATTGGCATCGGCCATGCAAACGAGTACATCTTCGCGGTCGGCGTCGTAACGATTTGCATACGCGAGCACTGCCTCTCGGTCTGCGGCCGTCGTGTCCGGAAATCCCGTCGTATCGTAGGAGAGTTCTACCTCGCCCGCCTTGTTGCCGTTCAGGAAATAAGACACGTCGTTTTCCTGGCCGGAGGTGTCGTACCAGACGGTCGGCGTCAGCCCGGCCGGGGTGAGGTCGAGCAGACATCCGACGGCGTCGATTGCCAGGGTGCATATTTCTATGAAATCGCCCGGCTGTCCGCTCATTTCGATAACCATGTAATTAGCCGTCTCGCCGATTATTTCGGCTACCGCGGCATCGCCGGTATTGGCCGCGAAACTTCCGAAGGTACGCGCGGAGATGGAACCGCTGGAACGGTATTCAAACCGGACACGCTGCCGCTCACGTCGCGTTTTGCCGTCATACCGTTGAAAACCATTGTAGATGGAAATCGACGTTCCTCCCTCCGGTATCTCGAAACGCTGAAAATTACCGGAAAATCCGTTGGCGGCGGCCACATTGTCCGTGCGAATGGCATTCCCGGTATTTCTTGCCCATGTCTCCGCTTCCGGTTTATATGTTGCAGTCGGCCAGCCGAGCTGGCGGACCCTCCGCCACTCATCCGGCACACACCACAGCTCAGGATGGCCGTCGTTCCACGAGGAGGCGATATCGGTATCGGAAAAGGCAAAATTGAATATGCGAACGGAAATTATGCGACCGAAAAAGGGCACATTTTCGCTATTTCCGACCTCGATAAATCGCGCCTCCGCCGCATCGCCGGCGAGGGCCTTGTTCTGGACGACATTGTTAATGACTGCTTTGCAGCCATCCGCCGTTTTCACCAGTACGACCTCGTAGAGGGTGTTGGCCTGTGCGGCGGTCTGATAGGAAGTTCCGCCGACCCGACCGGTTATCCAATTCTCCGCAACGCTGACCGTGTTATGCTGATTGTTGTATCCGTCCCGAAAAACTGCCTGCCGCGTAGTCACGTCATCGCCGGTAACGAATACGATACGTATTGTACGGTCCCCGGTAAACAGCAGCGATTCATCGGTATTTTTGAAATAGCCTTTGTCGAGCCTCGCGCCGGTCAGACGCGTGCGCAATACAGCGTCTCGCACGGCGGTTTCCTCGGCTTCAGCGGCGGCGTTGTCGGCGTGGCTTTCAGCATTGTCCTGCGCCGCGTTCCACTTCGTGCGTTCGGCGTCGGTTATGAAACGGTGCGCGGCATCCTGCATGACATCTACGAACCGGAGGCCGCCGGCTGCGGTTATTTCGAGATAAGCCGTGCCTTCAGCCGGTTTCACGGCCGAAGCCACGGCCTTGTAATCGTAGGCAATAGGCTTGCTCTTCCCGTCGCCGTAGACACGGGAAATCGCCTGCCGCTGGGCGGATAGGTAGAGGGGCATTGAAACGCCCGCCGCACCGGCGAAAGGCATCACCATAACACGGCGCACCTCCGCCGTATCCTCGGCGTCGAGTGCGACCATGCCGGCGGCCACGTCGTAACCGCCGGCCGAATTTGACGTAACCTCGCATCCCTGAATGATGCAGGGGCCGTGCTCGGCGAAAAAAGCGTCGATGGCCGCGAGGGGTTCCGCCTGTAATCCGACAAGGTCGTCGCCGAAATATTTCCGCACGCCCGCCTGTTGTACCTGTCTTTTCATATCTATCTATTTCTGAATGATTTTGTACTTCACGAGCGCCTGTTTGAAGCGCTCTACGTCGGCGACGACCTGCTCGATATCCACGCCCTGCGGGATGTAGACAACAACATCGACGTCACCGAACTGTTCGCGCAGTTCCCCCTCCAGGGGGACTTCGGCCGCCGGAGTTCCTTCCGCCTCCAGCGCCAGGTCGAGACGCTGCGTATCTCCTTCCTCTTCGAGACATATCCGCAGTCCGCCGTCCTCGTAGGTTTCGACACGAATCGCAACAGGCTGTCCGTACTTCTTGCGCAGATAGCCCTCGAATACACGTACTTGAAAGGTTACGTTCATCAATATGCGCGTGTCGTCCCGCCACGTCTCGAAATCCGTAAAGAGCCCGGCCAACGGGGCCGTCAGGCGTCGCAGCCACCACAGCCGCACGGGCTGCCGCTTGTGCGTCGGAAGCAGCTGGCGTACCAGATTACGATAATCTATACGAAACGTTCTCATAACTCTACCTGTTTGGCGGACACGAAGGAGAGCGTGCAGCCGTCATCGTAATCGAAATAGCCTGCCTCCAGTTCATCGGCGACGCCGACCTCGGCAAACTCTTCCATGCTCGTACCCTTGCGCTCCAGGCTTTTCAAGTCGGCCGTAACCACGCCCTCCGCGGCCATCACGGCCGCCACGAGCTTTTGCCGGTAAAGTATCGAATTGAAGTCCTGCCCCGTGCGGAAAGCGTCCAGGGCCTCCGTTACCCGCTCGCGCACGGTCGTCGCCGGGACGGCCGGGTCGTAAAAAACCTGCATGTTATAGCGCACTTTGTCGGCGGTCGTCGATACGGTTTCCGTTTGGGTTCCGGCGAATTTGATGCTTTCCACGTAGCCCGAAAAATTGTGCAGCTCGTCAGTAGTCAGGGGGACGATACGGTTCTGATTATCGAGTTTGGCGACCTTGATACTGAGCAGTCCGGCATTTTCCGTTACGGCCACTACGCCGATAATACGGGCTTCCGGGTCGTCCTCCGCGTAATAGAGCTGCGCCGTCTGCTCATCGAAAAGCAGTTCGTGGCCGTTCTGAAAACGCCGGCACTGTTCGACGTACCATCTTACGGTACCCGGGGCGATTTTGTCGGCCGCCTCGTCCACCTCCGCGCGGAACATGTCGAGCACGACCTCGAACAGATGTATAGCCGTAGCCACCACCCACGTCCATAACCGCCACTCCGCCGCAGAGGAGGAGGAAAGGCCGGGGCGGTCGGCCGTCAGGCTGTCAATCATCCCCTGTTGTATATCCTTAATCGTCCGTGCCATCGAATGTATTTATTTCTTTGTCGTTCAATTCCTTTACCACTGTCTGCCGACACATGTCGCTGTCCGTGTCTACCGTGACCGCCTGGCCCGGCGCGAGAGCAACATCCAGATAGCAGCCGTTGTCGGCGAGGTAGTCGATATCCAGAGATACGAGCGCTTCCGGGTCGTTCACGAGGTCGGGGTTGAGCGCCAGCAGCTGGCCTGCCGCCTCCGCCGTACCGTAATATTTGACAGCCACGTCGAGTAGCGTCTGATTGGCTACCGTCTTAATCGTTTTCATCGCCGTATCCTCCCTCTATTATCAATTCCCCCGTACCGTTGAAGGCTACGCGGGTGATTTCCATGCCGTCCTCCTGCATCTGCTTGCGGACATTGCGCAGAAAGAGTTCCGCGTCGTCCTGGATGTACTCCACGGCGGCCACGCCGAGCGTCGGCGCCTCTTTGAAATCACCCGGAGCGGCGAGCAGAATGTCCCGCTTGTGCTGGCCGGTCGCCCGCTCGGTCGGGGCCAGAACAAGGTCGTCGCCCGTGAAGTCTATATCGCCGTCCGCTGTCTGTAAAATATCCCGCATGGCTATCCTATTCGATTGTACATCCGAATGTCCCGGTTACGGGGCCGCCCGACGGGGGCGCCACGAGACCGGCCGTGTAGATTATCGTAGCCGATTTTATAGCGGCTATCACCGCGTCGGCCAGAGCGTCGGCCACTTTGTCGAGCGCCCCGTCCCGGTCGTCCTCCTGATTCATCACTTCGGTGAAAGCAGTCTTTACCGAGGCTTTTATCGTCGCCTTTACAAGTGTCATTTTTATGCCGTTAAATAATTTTTCAAGTCCTCTTTAATCTGCATGAAATCCGCCGCGTTTATCGGCGTTCCGGAAGGTCCCGTCCCGGTCGTCACCGTGAGCGCGCATATCGCGTCGATGAGCTGTTCCAGGGTGGAGCGCAGGCCGCTGCCGCCGCGGCCCGCGGCGAAACCTTCCGCCGTCATGGAGAAGGAGCTGTCTCCCACGGAGAGCCGCACTTCGTCCACTTCCGAGAACATAGCCACGTAAAGCTCGTTGCTGCCGCCGAGACGGGAAACGAGAACGATGCTTCCAACGGCCGGCAGGAAACAGAATCCCCTACGCCCCGCATCGGCCACGGCATACAACAGCACGTCGTCGTATGTCACGCTCTCGGCCTCGACCGTACACGTGCGGCGGTCGCCGTCCACCCCGCGTACCGTGGCCGGAAAAGTCTCCCCGCCGGGGGCTCTGCCTATGCCGGACAGCCTCCGGCGTAGCTCGATGATATCCGCTTCGCTGCTCATATTGCCGTGCCTATTTCGACCGTCCGCCGTCCTCCTCCGGAACCGAAATCGACGGTAACGGTCGATATGTAATATTTCCCTGACCGTTCCGCATATACAGGGTCGGTCAGTTCGGCCACCATGCCGGGGGCCGCATAGGGTTCGAGAAATGTCGTGATGCTGCCGTCGTATCCGTCCGCGGTTTCGCGCTCCAGCTCGTTCTGCGCCAGTGTCGCCAGCTCCTGCATGTCCTGTACGTCGTAGAAGTAGAGCGTTCGCGAAGAGCCCCCCTCCGTGCCCTTCTTCGCCTCAACGCGCGTACCGTCCTTCTTGTAACAAATCGCCTTGATTTGGATTTTCAGGTCTTTCCTGTTCAAATACTGCAATTTATCATCATTGATGACGTTGCCGCGCAGCTCGTATTTCACGCTGTCCCCCACGACCTTTTCCGGCCGACAAGCATAGACCTTTCCGTCCAGGTCGAAAAATACGGCCAGACCGTAACGTTTCGTAAGGTCGGCCAGTACGGAGGATACGGACTTGTCCGGGACCGCGTAATTTTGCAAGGTCAGCGTTTCGGCATATCCGACCTCAAGACCGCACTTTTTAAGCAGTGCGGCGAGGGTCGTCGTGCCGCTGGCGGTAATGTTGCGGCGGCGACACTGCCAAAACTCGTCCTCGCATACAATTTCCAGCGGCGTGCGCAGATTGAGCGCTTTTACATATCCTCTAAATTCCAATCTGTTGCGCCCGTCATAACCGAGACGTATCTCCACCCGGTCGCCGACGGCAACGGCCTGCGCCGTCTCCACGCGCGTGGCCGGTAAGTCGGCCTGCCGCAGCACGGCCGTGACGGGCACTTTGATAGTAGCTGTCGCGCCGAGAGCGTACACCGAGCGTTTGACGCTCACGCCATTGACCGCCGAAAAGCGTTTGCCGCCAATCCGTATGTCACATGTCAGCACGTACATGATTACTCGATTATCAATTCGACGGCCGCGTCCGTATGCGCCGTAAACTTCACTATTTGAACGTGTTCCGTTCCTCCCATCGTCGGAAACTCGATTTTGTCGAAAACGAATTTATCATCCCGGCCCACTACCAAGTCGGTAAGGGCGGAAATAAGCATGACGGCCTCGTTTAGCTCCCACATCTCCCGCATCTGTTGTACTGCCTGCTCCGGATAATTGCCGTCCTCGCCGATAAGTGCGGCAGTAATGGAAACTTTGTAACTATCCACATTTACAAGCTCGTTTACCGTACCCCGGCGACCGGTAAGGGCTGTTTGTACGATACGTTTCTCGCCCGATATGCTGATAGCCGCGCACGGCAATTCGATATTGCCGAGTGAACATTTTACGCTGACGGGCATAAAATACCATCGGCCCGTCGTCGCGTCCTGCCGGCGGATAGGCGTGCCGCCCGCGGTCATCTCCGTCCGCAGCGCCGGGGCCTCCGCCATTCCCTCGTATGTCTCCGCCTGCCGCGGAGCGGGGACGCTGCCCGCGGCGAGCATGCCCGGATAAATTTTGCCCCGCTTATTGGCTATTTCCAAAAGCAGACCGGCCACATCGAAACGATGTCGCATTCCCGAATAATCGTTACGCCTGTCCATCAGTCACTTCCATTAGAACGTCCATAATCTTTTCGCGTATCTCGTCCAGTCCCTGGCCGTCTGCCGAGGCGATGTTGATGACGATTTGGTCGCAAAACTTATCGGCCGTAATGCGCGGCCGGCCCTCGTCGTAGTCGCGCGTATCGACGGCCGTCGTCTCTTCGCCGCTCGGTAGGGCCGCGGCCTGCGTTGCGGCGGGCGACGCGGCGGCCAGCCCGAGGGAGGCCGCGGCAGTCAGCCCGGCCAGTTTTACGCGGCCGAGTTTGGAGGTAATGGCCGAGTATGCCGCCGTCCCTTTCTCGTTCACCGCCACGCTGTCCAGGTCGAATACCCCGGCGGAGGAGGAACGGCCCGTACCGCCTCCGAGCGCGGCCGATAATTGCTGCAAGGGCCGGCCGCCGCTGCCGTCGGAGACGGGGTTTCCGTCGGGGGCGGGCGTGGTCGTCGGGGCCGGAACCGGTGCCCCGTAAAGCAAGTCGATACGGCCGAGGCCCTCGTTGTAATCGCCGACCGCACGGGAGAGTTTGTTCAAATTTCCTGTCACGCCGCGGCGAATAGTCAGCGTCAGCATGCTGAAAACTTCGTCCCAAAAACCGCCTATGCCGTATTTGTCGCGTATTGCCTCTTCGTCCGCTTGCCAATCCTCGCCAGCCTTCATCTTGTCGAACATCCGGTTGAAGTCGCCGGCGAACTGCTGCTTCTGGCCGTCGTCCACCCGCTTCAGCAGTCTTTCGAGAACTTTCGTGCGCGTCTTTTCCAGGTCGGCCACGACGTCGGTCATGGCCTGGTCACGGAACTTGTTGAGCAGCTTCCGTTCGAGTTCGTTGTTTACGCGGTCGAGCGCGTCGCGCAGGTCGTCATTTGTGGCCGTTTCGGTAAGCAGGGACGGAAGATAAGTACCGTACTGCGTATTGATACGGGCAATGGCTGCGGCCCGTTCATCGCTTCCCTCTGCCGCCTTCATCGCCGCGTCGAAGTCTGCCTGCGCAGCGTCTTTCGATTTGGCGAGTTCCGTGTTGAAGGCGGCGAAGGAGGCGGTGGCCTTGTCCGTTTTTCCCGTCAAACCGTAAATGACGCCGGCCAGCGTGCCGATGCCGAGAATCAGCCAGCCGACGGGCGAGGTGACGAAAGCCGCGTTAAGCAGCCGGACGGCCCCGGCCAAAACTCGCGTACCGGCGGCCGCGATGTTGTGAACGACCGTTACGGCGAGCACTTTTATTTTGTGAGCCGAGAGGGCGAGGCCGAGAGCGCCGAGGGAGGTCGTCAGCCCGATGACGACGGGGTCGCCCTCCCGGATGCCGTCGATGAACCAGCCGAACATACCGCCTACGGCGGAAATGATGCCGCCCGCGACGACGAGCGCTTTCCCCAGAACGGTTATCCCGGCCTCTACAATAGGCAGGGCTGCCTGTCCTACCTCCGCAAGCTGTGTTTTCAGCGAGTTCCATAACTCTTGCGCACGCTGTACGGAATTTGCCGAGAGTTCCAGCGCCCGGTCGGTCGCCCCGGCCGAATCGGCCACTTCGCGAAGCGACATACCCAATTTGTCGATATCCGAGGCCATCACCATAAAGGCGCTTTTCGCCTCCTTATCGACGATGCCGAGCGATTCTATAAAATTGCTCTTCTGCTGGTCGGTCATCGACCCGGTAACAGCCTGTATCTGCTTGAAGATATCGAGCGAAGAGCGGATGCTGCCGTTCTTGTCGTAAACGTCGATGCCCGCCTTAGCCATCTTTTCGACCACTTCGCCGCGGCCGAAAATCGAATACATATTGGACATGAGCGTGGCCGCCCGCTCCGCACTCTGCCCCTTTCCGGTCATGTAGGCGAATACGCCCGCAACCTCCTTGTAGCTGTATCCGAGAGCATCGGCCCCCGCGATAAGGTTCGGCATGTATCGCGCAAAATCCTCGAACTCGCCCGCCCCGACGCGCTTTGCTTCGACGAATACGTCGAGCACCTCCTGGGCGGTCGTCTTTTCCTTGCCGACAATGGAGAGCGTCTGGGCGAGAGCGGCCGACACGACGTCCATGTCGGCAAATTGCGATTTCGCGCCCCGCTGCGTGGCGTCGAGAATAGACAGAGACAGGTCGAGGTCGCCCGTCTGGGAGATTATCCGTTCCAGGGCGGCCGGCGCGGCGGCAAGGTCGGCCTTGTTGCGTGCCGTAATCTCCTTTACCCGCTCGGTCGCTTTCTTCAGGCTCTCCTCGTCCAGCTGGGCGGTGATGTTTACCTTCGCCATCCCCTCGTCTATGCTCATGGCGTTTTTTACGCCGAGGCCGAGACCCGCCGCCGCAACCGTAGCCGGATTGACGAAACTGCCGAAACCGCCGGTAAGGTCGGCGAAAAAACGTTTCATTTTCCCGCCGCGGCCAGCATTGTCGAGCCGGTCGATTTGCCGCGTCAGACTGTCTATCTCCTTGTTGTACTGGCGAATCTGACTGATATTGCGCGGGTCGATGATTTCTTTCTCGGCCCGCAGCAGGTCGAGCCGCTGACGCAGCACGGACAGGGAGCCCCCGAGGTCTCGCGCAGAGCCCTGCAGCGCCCTGTTCTGCGCCGTCAGCCGCGAGAGCGTGGCGACCGTCCGGTCCGACGTTCCGCTAATCCTCGTAAGCGCAGAACTTGCCCGGTCGGTGACGCTCAATATGTACTCGACGTTGTTTGCCATCGTTTAGCCAGCCAACATTTTACCTATCCTTTCAGCTATGCGGCCCTCCGCCCACACGGCCATTTTTACCTGAAAGCACCACTCCGCATCGCAGAGCGTATCGGGGTCGAGATGGAGAACCGAGCGGATGAGCGCGCTTCCCGCGTGCAGCCAGCCGGGACGGTTCTCCAGGCCCGACCCCTCTATACCTTTTTTAAGTCGCTCTCGACGATTTCGATGATTGCGTCAGCGTGGGGGAGTATGCCCAAGAAATAGCGGTCCTCGTCAAGAAGCGCACTGTCGCCGCCGAGCCAGCAGTTTCGGAGAAGTATTTCTTTGATTTTCAGCCCGTCCACACCGCCGAGGACGTTTGCCGAGGCGATAATTCGGCGGTCGGGGCGGCGCAAATAACCTTTCCGGCCTTCGGCCTCTACACAGAACACGTCGCCGTACTGCTTTTTCCAGTCCTCGATGATTTTGGGGGTGATTTCTGCCGCCGCGGGGGCGGCTGTCTTTTTCTCTGCCATTGATGTAGAATATTGTTTATGTGTATGTTGCCGTTTTTTGGGAATATTTTCCTTGTATTTGTTGCCTAAAAACAGGGTTTTGGAAACTTTGAAAGGACGTTTAAAGAGCGGGGTCGAAAGACCCCGCCGGTTATACGTCAAAGTCGACGCCCAGGGCGATGAACGGCAGGGCGTGCTCGCTGTACAGGTCGCCCGCTTTCATGCCTTTCGGCAGCTCTTTTATCGAGGCGTTATGAATCTTGTCCGTCACTACCACGCCGTTCTGCTCGCCGTAAGTGACTACGATGTCGAAGTCCACGTCGAGAATGTCCTCGTATCCGCGCTGGCGGGCCGTGCGGTTCAATGCATCGAGCTCGCTCTGCAAAATGGTGAGCGTCCCTTCGTAGCTGCGTTCGCCGTGCTGGATACCCCGCGGGTTGTATCCCGCCCCGCGGACGTAATCCTTGTTTTTCGTCGGCTTGTACTCGATACCCCGCAGACCGGCAACGAACTGGCCGAAAACGTACACTCTGATGTCGCCGTAAGCATACTCTTTCTGATTGATAACCGTTCTCATGGCTATTCCGATTTGATTGCCGGATTGGTAAACTCCAGCGTTACCTCAAAAGTTTCTACGACGCCTTTCGGCTGAATGCGGCACACGACGCGGATAGTCTCGGACGTCAGAATATTCTGGCCTTCGGGGATAGACACGGCGAAGGAGGTGATTTCGCCGTTCATCTGAGTAAGTACGGCATTTTCTATCATCCCTTCGTAGCTCGTCCGCTGGCCGGCCGACAAGTCGCCGTCGCTGTCCGTGTCCACGTCGTCGAGTATCTCGTCGATGAGCGTGTCGTACACGATTATCCGCGCTTTGTCAACCGTGCGGCCGTAGCGCAGCTGCGCATAGTCGTCCGTCACGGGCGCGGCCGCCGGGTCGCCGTTCAGATAAGCCCCGTTCTTGCGCGGATACGCGACGGGGATAATATATCCGGCATCGTGCAGGCTGTCGGCCAGCCCGTCTGCGTCGATGTAGCTCTGCCCGTCGGTCAGATACATGTCTGTGCCGATGGAACCGGAGCGAACACGGCCGATGGACTGATGCACCGAAAGCGAGGCCGCCCGGCCGAGCACGCGGCCGATGGCCGCCGTATGTTTCACCGCGTCGTCCGATGCCAACACGTAACATACTGCGTTCGTGGAGGATTCACGCGGTTTGAACAGGCTGTCCACCTCGGCGTCGAAAGCCGGGGCCGGCATGAGCAACCGGAAGGGGTTCACTTTCCCGGCCGCATAGCTTTCGATAACGGCCTGCGCCTTTTCCGCCGCCGTGATGGCGTCCTTGTCGATGCCCTGCGTTGTGTCCGCTTCATATTCCGTGGGCGGAATTTTGTTCACCCCCACCAGGCGGACACGGCCGCCGGAGGCGTCGATTAGTTTGCGAAGCGGAGAATCCGCCGCACTGTCGCACATCTGCGTGAGGGTGGTCGCCTCGGCCACCACGAGCAAATGCAGCTCCGCACCGTCGCCCGTCTGCTCGTAAAAGGCGGTCACCTCCTTATACACGAGCGAGTTATTGTCGGCCGTTGCGCCGAGCGCTACCAGGTCCGCCATCCCAGAAAGCTGGTAGTGCTTGTTCAGCTCCAGTTTCCCGGATACGGCCGCCCCCGTGAGCAGCAGGGCGGCCACGCCGTCGTCCGTCGCGGCACTGCGCCCCAAATTGCCGTTGCCCAGCGTGATATTTACGTTCGGTCTTGCCATAACTATTTGATTTTGTAGGTTTCTACATTTTCACCGCCAGGCAGGCTACTCTGGTGCATGACTGCCAAACCGCGGTCGCCTTCCAGAAATACCATTCTGTCGGAAGTCACATAAAAAGTACGGTTGTGCGGATACGCATCGACGTACTCTTTGAGGAAGTCCGGTATGGTTGCCTTAGCCTTTCGCGGGGTCTCGTTCACGGCCGCGTTCTCCGGCGCTTCCGGAGTTTCCTCCTGGTCGGAAACGTCGCCTTCAGAAGCTTCTTCCGGAACCTCTGCCGGGGGCTCCGACGTCGGCGTGTCCTGCGGGACTTCCGGAGTTTCCGGAACTTCCTGGGACGGCAGCGGCTGTGATATCTCGGTCTTTTCCGTATCGTTCTTTTTCATAGCTATTTACGTTTTACAAGTTTGACAATTTTGTAACCTCCGACCGCCACCGCGGCGGCGGTCAGAACCTGCCCCAAACGCATCCAAAGCGTTTGCCACCAATTCAGGCGATTCACCTCTACGGTCTTGATAATCACTTCTTTTTCGGCTTTCAAATCCTGACGGTAACGTTCTTTCAGGGTCAGATATATTTCCATGCTGTCGATGGATGCTGTCGCAGTCAATACGTTATCCTCGATGCTTACTTTGGGGGGCGGGAGACGAGTGCCCGCCCGGTACTCCCTCAATTCCCGCAGCCGCGCCCGCCCCAGACTGTCACATTCGACCAGTGCGCGAACCAGCGAACTGTCCGCCTCGACGGTCACGACCGTGTCCCGAAGTATCTCACGAATGACTACGCTGTCGGTTGTCTGTTTTTCGTTCGACACCGTCATCCGCGGCCTCGCCGCGCATCCGGCCAGCGTCACGAGCAGCACCAGGAGCGCTGCCGTCCGGCAAATCATTTTTCTCATTGATAATTTCCCTTACTAAATCGTCTTTCGCCGCGGCTTTTCCGCGGAACCATTTCACAATGGCCAGAAACACGGGGTGAGCCGTGATGACGGCCATGTTTTCGAGTATGGAGAGCATTTCGACCGCGCATATGAACGCCCCAATAGCGCGATGAGCCACGAACCATTCCACGTCGAAAGCCCGTTCGGCAGCGTATGCCAGCACCAGCGCGAGGATGTAATTCACAAGTTTGGCGGCACTCTTGCGCAGCCGCCGCGAGGTGCGGGGGATGTTGCGCCTTTTAGACGCAAGAATCCCCGTTACCAAATCGGCCGCGACGAAAAGCATCAATACGACGAACATTTCGTACAGCGGGGAAAAGTAGGCCAGCGCGGCCAGCCCCAGGCTTAGGAAAAATTCTCGCATGCTTTTCATCGTCTGTTATTTACCGGTTTCCTCCTCGCTGCCGGAATCCGTGCCGCCGGATGCCGCGGCCTTCTCAGAGTAAAGGGTGGCTATATACTTGCCACGGATAGGCAGAGCCGTAAAACGCTGCTGATAACCGAGGATGTCGCCGCGCTGCTCGGGGTCTTTATACTTGGCAAAAACCTCGGTCGTGCCCATGGCGCGCATAACCTCCGTGTCGCAGTACATGAGCGATGCCTGTGTGTCGGTAGCCTCTGCAACGGCCGCGCCGTATGCTTTTTTCACGCCCGTAGCGGCCGTGTAGTAAGGCAGAACGGAGGATGTGAAGTATTTGATACCCCAGATTTGCCCGTTGACTATCATCTCCTTATAGCGTTTGGCGTCCTCGGCCAACAGGTCGGCCTCGTGTATACTGTTGAGAACGAGCACGAGCGAATCCACCGGCACTTCGCGGCCCGTGAACCAGCTGCGCAGCTGGAGGATATCCTCGAAGGAGAGGGCTTTCTGGCCGGAGGCGTTCGGGGCGCCGGTGGTAGCTCGAACCGGGGTAAGGTCCGCGTTTTTCGAGGGTGCCCAGCTATTTGCCGCGAACGAGGAGGTTTGCCGAAGCAGCGCATTCTTGTGAGCACGGACGACGCTTTCCATCTTCTTGTACGCGCTCTCCTTCTCCTCGATGTTGCGCACAATAGTGTTTTCCGTATCGAACGTGTGCAGAGGAAGTTCGAGCGGGGTATCCGTCCGCTGTGCGGAGGCAATAGGGAAATTTGTGTTATCAACGAGAACCTTCGGGTCCACCCCCGCCTCGGCCAGATTGATTTTGTTGTAATCCACAAACTCGGACATATCGACCGAGCGCGAGAGGAAGGATGTGGAGGGGATGAAGCCCTCCTTCAACATCGCTATCCAATACTGTTTTTCAATAGGCATACAGTGTAATTGTTTGATGATTAGACACGTTTGAGAATTTCGGCGTAGACCTCGGGGTCTTCGGCCTGGAGCTTGCGCAGACCGGTCATGTCGTTCTGCATCCATGCGTGCAAATTCCACGTCTTACGCTCGGCAGGGATAGCGGAAGTTCCGGCCGTCCCTCGCACCTGAGCGGCGAGCGACGCTTTGGCCGGGATAGCTTCCAGAGCGGCTTTCGTGGCCTCGAAGTCCGCCGCGGCCAACTTCTCGTATGTCGCCTTCTGGTCGGCCGTGATACGGCCCTCTCTGACGGCAAGCGCTATCATGTCGGCGCACGCTTTTTCGCGGGCCGTTCGCGCTTCGGCCTCCAGCTTTTCGCGGGCCGCTTTTTCCCGCTCGTACTTGGCCGAGAGCTGCACGATGGCCGCTGATACGGCCGCGGCGTCCGCTCCTTCCGATATCCCCAGCACCACCTGTGCGGCGGCCGAAAGGGTTACTGCGGCGGGTGCAGATGCCCCGCCTTTGGTTTCGATGTTAGGCATATTTGTTTGATTTAATGTGAGTTTGACGATGTTGTCCAGGTAGGAGGCCAGCTGCTCGCCCTCCACCGGCTGCCGCTCCGAATTGTAGACGCACAGTGAGAGTGCCCCCGCATTGCTCGGCAAGGGCGTTACCGAGCTCTCGACCATTTCCCAATCCGTGACGTAAAGTTCCGTATCCCCCGTCACGGGGTTCTGCCGGTACTCAGCGGCGTAGACGTACAGACCTATCGAGGCTCCTTTCAGGAATCCCCGTTCTACCTGCCCTTTGCGCTCGCGTCCCAACTCCGTACCCTCGTCGAATACGGGCGTAGCAGTCAGCAGGTCGCCCTCCATGGCGAGCCCCTCCCAGCGGCCGACGAGTTTGCTCATGTCGTGATTGTCGAGCATCACGGGGTTGTCGTCGAACCGCTCGAAACGCCCGCCGGCGTTTTCGAGATAGAAACCGTGCGAGTTCTTTACGCGCTGGTCGTTCAGGATGAATTTCGGAAGTGGCATATCCTCGATTTTTCGGCAAATATCCGCCCGAAAAACATGCCTAACAATTTTATATCCAACGGTTTAATAACTTTTAGTAAAGCCCGCCGGAACAGACGACTTTTGCGGAAAAAAGAGATATGAACGCTCCGCGACACAAGCTATACAAGGACGCTGAAACACTGTTCGTGGAACAGGGCATGACCTGCGCGGCCATCGCCGAACAGCTATCCATGACCGAAGCGACGCTTTCCCGATGGCGTCGCCAGATGAATTGGGACGAGCTGCGGGCCGCGGCTCTCGCCGCACCGTCGACTATACGGAAAATACTGACCGCCGAACTCCAGCACATAGCCGGAGGCGGTCAGCCGCGCGTGGACGCCGACGCCCTAAGCAAGGTCGCGAAAGCACTGAACTATTTCGACGGCTGCGTGGCCCTTAGCGTCGTCATTTCCGTATTCAAGGAGTTCGACACGTGGATGGCGGGCATCGACCCCGCCCGTGCCGTAGAGATTTCCGAGGCACATCGCCTGTTCGTGAATTATCGCGCCGAGGCGGATTCCAACCGATAATCCCCGACCTATGCCAATCGACATCAAATTCCAAAAGCTATTGGGCGACTACGACGCACACTGCCGCCGCATCGCCCGCTCCACGCTCATCGACTTGAATGAAATGCCCGCACAGCGCATCGCCCGCGTGCGGGGACTGGAGGAGAATTACGTGCGGTGGTTCGAATACTACTTTCCCAATTTCGCCAAAGTCCCGTGTGCGTGGTTCCATAAGAAAATGGCCGAGGATATCGTGCCGGCCACGGAAGTGTATGAATTGCTGGAGATTTATCGCTCCGGTGCGAAGTCCGTGCACGCCGACATGGGCATTCCCCTGTACCTCATGTTTACGGGGCGCATGTCCTTCATGCTGCTCATCGGCGAGACCGAGCGCAAGGCGCAGCGGCTGCTTTCCGCCTGCCAGGCGCAGCTGCAATACAATAAACGTCTTATCAACGATTACGGCAACCGTTACCAGCAGGGCGACTGGTCGGCCGGGGAGTTCCTCACCACCGACGGCGTGCGATTCATGTGCCTCGGTTTCGGCCAGGACCCGCGCGGTATCCGCGAAGAAGAACGCCGCCCCGATTACATCGTCGTGGACGATGTGGACAATAAGAAGCACGTCAACAACGACCGCATCATGCGCGAGGGGGTGGAATGGCTCTTCGAGGACCTGATGGGGTGTTTCGACGAGGCGGACGGCAGCGTGAAACGGTTCGTCTACGCTAACAATAATTTCCATAAAAACAGCATCACGAACCGCCTTAAAACGCAATTTAAGGTGCAGATAGCCAAAGCCCGCGAGGCGGGCGTACCATCGAAATACCGTATCCTCTCGGTTCCGGCCGTGAAAGACCTCGCCACATTCGAGCCGAACTGGCCGGAAAAGACATCGGCCGACTATTGGCGCAGCAAGTTTCAGAACACTCCGTCGCGCTCGTTCATGCGCGAATACATGCACGTCCACATGGAGGACGGGGCAGTGTTCCGGGCCGCGGACATGCAGTGGAAAAAGATGCTTCCGCTGAATGAATACGACGCCCTCGTGTTTTACGGCGACTTGTCATATAAGGCGGCCGCATGCTACAAGGGCATGGTACTCGTCGGAAAGAAGGGCCGCGAGTTTCACATCATCCACACGTTTCTGCGCCAATCCACGCGGGCCGTGCTCGTCCGCTGGCTGTACGACCTGTACGAGGAGAGGGGACTGCAACGTTGCCGCAAAATCCGCTATCTCATCGAGGGGCTGTTCAGCATGGACGAGTTCGTGAACGACTTCGACGCCGAAGGCGATACGCGGGGATATTACATACCCGTGCGGGCCGACAAAAGGCCCAAAGGCGACAAGTACGACCGTATCGAGGCGACGCAGTCCTATTTCGAACGGCGGAACGTCTGGTTCAACATCGACGAGCGCGAGACCCCCGACCAGGTCGAGCTCGTAGACCAATACCTCGCATTTGAAAAGGGCAGCGGCTCGATGGTGGACGGCCCCGACGCCGTCGAGGGGGCTCTCTCGCTGCTCAACAGCGTGACCCGGACACAGCGGGCCACGTACCGCGTAGGATACAGAGATTCACGAAAATACTAACTGAAAATGAGACGAATTACAGACATCGTGCTGCATTGCAGCGCCACGAAGGAGGGCCAGCGGGTCACGGTCGAGGACATCGACCGATGGCACCGCCAGGCCGGCTACAAAAAAATCGGATATCACTACGTCGTCTATCCTGACGGCTCTATTCATGTCGGCCGGGATATTTCCGAGGTCGGGGCACACGTAAAGGGCCACAACGCTACATCCATCGGCATCTGCTATGTCGGCGGTCTGGACGCGGCCGGTAAACCGAAGGACACGCGCACCCCCGAACAGCGCGCAGCCATATTCTACCTCCTCCAGAAACTGCGCGAGGAGTTCCCGCAGGCACGCATACGCGGCCACCGCGATTTCTCGCCGGACCGGAACGGAAACGGCATCATCGAGCCTTTCGAGTACATCAAGGAATGTCCGTGTTTTAATGCGGAGGAGGAGTACAAAGACCTGTAAGCCATGTTCATAACGAAAGAAGAGTTACAGACGGCCATTTACGAGTATCAGCTGGCCGACATTACAGGCATGGACGTAAATGACATCGCCGTGCGGCACGCCGTGGCGGCCGCCGTATCGGAGGCATCGAGTTACCTGAACGCGAAATACGATATCCGGGCCATCTTCTCGGCCGAGGGCGACGCCCGCCACCCGCTGCTGGTCGAGCACGTCAAGAGTATCGCCGTGTGGTACATCATAAAACGTGCGAACACCGACATCATCTTCGACCGGGCGAAAGAGTATTACAAAGCGGCCATCGACTGGCTGAAACTCGTTGCCGGGGTCGGAACCGACGACGAAACCATCGCCCCCGACCTCCCTCTGCGGCGTACCGAAGGAGAGGAAGGCGGAAGTGTCGCCACCCCCTTCCGTTTCGGCAGTCACCCGAAGTTTGACAACGGGCTCGACGATATGTCCTTTAATTACCGTTTAAGAGGCTTGAAATATGACTAACACACGCACGTCCGGCAAATCCCCCGTCCGAGGCGAGAAAAGGCCGGAAAAGGGCGGAAAACAGAGTTTCCGCACATCCGCCCGACGGGACGGTTACGTAACTAAAATCGTTCCGAAAACCGTGACGCGGACAAGGGCCGATATCGCCCTTTGGAAGTCCGCCCTGCGCGCGGCCGACAATGTGGAGAATCCTCGCCGTACTCGTCTGCAAAGACTTTACGCAGACATCATGCAGGACGCGCATCTCACGTCCCTCGTGGAACTGCGCGTGCTGTCCCTGCTCGGCACGCCGTTCACGCTCAAACGCGACGGCGAGGTGGACGAGAAGTGTACGGCACTCCTCGCCGCCGCCGCGTGGAAACGCGATATCGACCGATTCGCGTGGGAGGAAATGCTCTACGGCCATTCGCTCATCGAACTCACTACGTCGCCGGATGGGACGCCGCAGGTAACGCTGCTTCCGCGTACAAATGTAGTCCCCGAACAGGGCGTACTACTTCTGTCGGAGGACGACGGCGACGGCATTCGCTACCGCGAGGCGCGCGAATATGGGACATGGATTCTGGAATTCGGGAGCCGGACGGAGTACGGCCTGTTGAATAAGGCCGTCCCGCATGTCCTCTTTTCGCGTTTCGCCCAATCCTGCTGGTCGGAGCTGTGCGAAATATACGCCATACCGCCCCGCGTCCTCAAGACGAACACACAGGACCCGGAGATGCTCGACCGGGCCGAACAGATGATGCGCGACATGGGCGCGGCAGCCTGGTTCATCATCGACACCGACGAAGAATTCAGCTTCGCGAAAGGTGCCGATACAAACGGCGACGTGTATAACAATCTTATCCGCGTCTGCAAGGAGGCTTCGTCGCTGTTGATATGCGGTGCGCAGCTCGGCCAGGACACGCTGAACGGCAACCGCTCCAAAGAGGAGAGCAGCCAGAAGCTGTTCGACAAGATTATCCAGGCAGACAGAACGCGAGTACAGGGGTACTGGAACGAAATCATTCTGCCCGCCCTCGTCCGTATCGGCATAGTCCCCGCCGGACTTACGTATGAATATCAGCAGGAGGAGGACCTGGAAAAGCTATGGAATCAGACCCACCAGGCCATGCAGTATTTTCACGTAGAGCCGGAATGGATACGCACGAAGTTCGGCATCGAAGTGACCGGCGAAAAGGAGACCGGCGCGCTCTCCGTGCCCCTTGCGGCCCGTGACGGTTTTTTCGTCTGAGCCCGGCTGATTACTACGCCGGGCTGCACAGTGCCCTCGACGACCTGTACGGCGATACCCTCCGCCCCGTAACACTGGCCGGAACATCCGCCCCGCGGCGGTTCCGGGCGGCAGTGTTCGAACGGGCCGCCCGATGGCTTCACGCGCGCGGAGAGTTCTCGCCCGACATGATGGAGGAGAAACCGGCCGCCGACATGGTGCGCGAGACTTACCGTATTGTCCGCGAGGCGATGGACAAGGGCGTGGCCGACAACGTCATCCCCGCCGCAATGGCCCGAAAGCTGGATAACAGCGCTTTCCTCTTTTCAGGATTCAAGACCGCACAGGAGCTGAAGGAGGCCTCCCTGCTGCTGCGGGAGAAAGACGGTACGGTAAAAGGCTTCTCCCGGTTCCTGACCGATATTCGGCGTATCGACGCAAACTATAACGTGCGCTATCTGGAGGCGGAGTACAATTTCGCCGTAAGCTCCGCGCAGATGGCCGCCTCCTGGGCCGAAGTATCGCAGGACGGCGACCGGTACGACCTGCAATACCGGACGGCCGGCGACGACCACGTCCGCGAGGAGCACCGCGCGCTGAACGGCGTAACGCTCCCTCCGTCGAATGACTTCTGGCGCTATTACTATCCGCCCAACGGCTGGAACTGCCGCTGTACCGCCGTTCAGGTGCTCAAAGGGAAATATCCGACATCGGACGACAAACAGGCCATACAGGCCGGAGACCGGATGACCGATACCCCGAAGAAACGGATTTTCCGTTTCAATCCCGGTATCGACGGCCAGCTTTTCCCGCCCAAACACCCATACTACAAACTGAGTAAGGAGGCGGCCGGACAGGTCAAAAAGGCGGTGAAGGCATTACAGGAAACGGCGCCGGAACCGGACACGGACACCGGGGTCGATTTGGTTCGGCTGCGCCGGCGCCGAAAGGAGATAAAGGAAGAGGCAAAGCGGCTTACAGAACAGCAATTCTTTAATGCTCAATTTGACAAGCCGATGATTATTTCCGGAACAGGCATTAAAGAATGGTTAAACCAGCCGCATAAGCACATCGAGGCTAAAAATGAACTGTTGTTGGAAATCGGGGAGGTCATGCAAAATGCTAAATATCTCGGTTCCGGAACAGATAAGCGCAATGCGTCTGCAATGGTATATTTTTTCGAGGTAGCAGTAAAAAATGAGCCGTCATGGATTATCGTAAAAGAACATGTTGCAAGTAAGTGTCAGATATATAGCATATCTGACAATGCAAGCATATTGAAGCATATACAGAAAAAAACATCCGAGGAGTAGCACCCGCCCGGAACTGCAATCCGGGCAACACACTCTTCGGATGGTTTAACTGCCGTAAATATAACGTATTTTTTATGAATCCGCAACTTTTATTCCGAAAAATTTTATCCGACCTTCGGGTGGAAGTGCTCGACGAGTTCAACCAAAACTTTACCAGCAAGGCATTCTTCGACCAGCCCTGGCCGGCGCGGAAAATGGATACGGGACGCGGCACCCTGCTGGTCGTATCGGGAGCCATGCGCCGTTCCCTGCGG